CCTTTTCCCTTATTCATCCATGCAGACCATTCACCGCTTGAAAGCCTGTAGCGGATTTCAAGGGAATAGTCTAGTGGTGATTTGGGTAGCATTCTAGGCATTCTATTTTGTTTTTGTAGTCATGACAATATTATTTCAATCTGCACCTATATCTTTTTACCATCATATTTTGAATGGCCTTACATTCATTACATCTACATCCTCTATTGTAGGCTCCCTTACTAGGATGTTTTTTAAGTTTACTAGTATCTATTCCTCCTAATAATTTTATTCTACCTTTATCAAATCCATCTTGCCAATTATCTTTTGGACTACCCAAAAACAAGTGATTTGGATTTACACAATTTCTAATATCACAAGAATGGCAAACAAAAACACCTTCTGGTATTTCTCCTTTATGAATTTGATATGAAAACCTATGAGCACTAATAGTTTTTTTATCTATTTTAAAAATCCCATACCCTTGACTTAATGCTCCTTTCCATAACCAACAACTGTCGGTCATATCTATTTTATCAAAGAACCTATTCATATATATTCCGTTTTGTAGTCATGAATATACGAACTTTTATTTAATTCAGCAATGAAGAACATGGTATTTCTACCATGCTCAACAATTGCCTTGTAGTCATGGCAGGCTCTGATCCTGCACGCACAAATATAGGGTATCTCAATGTGCCATCACTTTTAACAAGCAGTTCCGATGTGCGTCTACATTCCGCCACATGACTATATTTTTTCTTTGATTACTACCTCCAGACCTATAGCCTCACAGATCATTCTAAGATTAAACAGGCTTATTGACTCCCATCCGTTCTCCACCTGATTGATGGGTGCATGAGATAAGCCTAGCTTCTTGCATAGTTCTAGCTGAGTGTATCCGCTTTTCTTTCTTGATTTTCTGATTAGTAGTCCTTCTTGTACGCTCATTTGTTTTTTATTTATTCAAATATAGGATTAAAATTAATATCCTATTTTTATAGGTGAATTTTGTCTAAAAAGGTAGCATTTTAAATATCCCCATGCTGATAAATTCGTCCCCCTTTTTAACTAAGCACTTTCTGACATTCAATTCAAAAACCATTTTATCGTTAAAGCCATACTTTTTCTGTGCCAAATCTAAGGTAGCTTTGATCGGGTTATCAATATCCGCTGATTTGGTAGAAAAGCCAAAAAACAGTTCAACCCTCAACATCTGCTCAGGATCTATTTTGCCCTTTGGCATTTTTAAAAGCATACATCTTTCAAATTCTATGTAGGCCTTGGTTCGAAATCTTCTACCCCGGTAGGCTTCATTTACTGAAAGGGGTTTCTGGTTTATATTAAATTGAATCATTTGCAGGCCTTATAAACAAAGTCCATACCTATCGTAACCGCAGCTACGATAAATATAAACCACAGTCCACAATCAAATTCAAAGTGCAAAAGGGTAAAGATAGTTAGCAGTGTGGTTTGCATGCTGAATAGATCCTGCTTTCTAGGGGTTAGATTTTCGATTAACTTTTTCATATCAATTTGTCTAGGTTTCTATTCTCTTTGATTGATTCCAGAATGAATAGCTTCCAGATCTTATTCTTTGACTTCGCCCCTACGGTAACTTCATCTATGTACCGGGTGCTGATCCTTAACTCCCTGCGGACATCCTTTTCAATATCTTCTACTGGGTATTCCCAAGGCTTCAGGATTCCTTTTTCCTGAAACTTATTAAACCAATTGCCTCCCCACTCAGCTAGATCCTTGCAGAATCCGCTTTCCTTTGCGCTTTGGTAGTTGTCCCTAAATATCTGCTTTCCTATTTCTATCCATTGCGCTATTTCTTCCTCTGTAGGTTCCCGATCTACCCGGTTCATTGCCTGTACCTCCTGCACTATTTGGCTTTGGTGGTGTGCATAGTATTGATTGATCCATACGCTTACATTCTTCTCGTTTACGTGATAAAAATCCCCATACTGCCCTCGCATTCCTGCATGAAGTATATAATCTACACGGCTTTCATTCATCCATCCGTAGCTACTAAAAAGCTTATTTAAGCAATTTAATAATTCGACCCCGTCTTCTTGGCTGTATTCTTTAAATTGCTTTAGTCCGCAAACAAATTCCATTTTTTGCAGGTGCTTCAAAATGATTCCTTTCATTGGTTAGATTGTTTTTTTAGTTCTTCCTCTCTTAATAGATCCTGATACATATCAGCAAATATGTTTTTGCTTTTAGGCTTTTCTTCTTTGTGCCTATAGTTATTGACTTTTGTCTGCTTAAATCTGTTTGCATTATTTTTTACAAACAAGATAAAACTATTTTTTAAATGCTTTTCACTTTCAAAGTTTTGGCCTTCATGTGTTAGATCCCATTCCTGATATAGCTTTTGTATTTGATCATCATTTAGATCATAGATGTGAGACATATCTTCAAATAGATTTTTTCCTCCTAGCCTCCTAGTAGAAAAAATAGTAAAAAAAGAATTATCATTTGCATTAGCATTTACATTAGCATTACCATTTACATTTACAGCTAGTTTTGCTACACTACTTATAGCATCGCTAGTATTTGCTAAATCATTTCTAGCATTGCTAGCTTTTGCTAGACCTCCTTTCTTTCCTGCCTCAGCCCTTTGCTCTTTCTTTTCATCCCAGATTCTAAGATCTCTTTTAAGCTGAGTCTTAATAGGGAGAAAAGCAATTTTGATAAGCTTATCCTCTGTGATAGGATCTTCATCATTCACGTAAGAAAAAATGTGCTTAATCAACTTACCGGCATCTTCATCTGAAAGTTCATCAAAAACTTCCCTTTGATCCGTGTACAAAACAAATGATTTTTTCCCTTGCATTTTTGTAAATAAAAAAGCCCAACAGGTAGGAGTCTGCCGGGCTAGGTTTAGTAAACCTTTGTGAAATCATTTTTGGCTCCTACCTCAAAAATGATTTGATATTCAAATATAAAACTTTTTTCCATTATCCAACTAGATTCCTTCTTTTTAGTTGGTTATAAATGCACATATAGCTTACTCCAAATTCTATGGCTATGACTTTTGTAGGTATCCGATCCTGCCATCTTTCAAAGATCAATTCTTTTTCGTATTCGGTTAGGTTTCGCCTTCTCATTTGGATAGGCGATAATTTGCTACCCTCTTATCGTTTACGATGATCATGTCCGTAACTATGTCTAGGCCTTCCTCCCTGATGTTAGCTATCCTAGCAGCAAGCCTAAAGCAGCCAAACATATTCAAGGCATCTAGCTGCGTAATAGATCTGCCATTTAGGAGCCATCCCTTGATCAAAGCGGTTTGTGAGTCGGTGGATTTCATAGGGACAAAATGAATTTTTTAGCCTCGTTTAAATGCTTATTGAATTCTTCTTCTGTGATCTCCAGATAGTTCTCAGGCTTGACCACATACTGCACATAGCGTAAATTCTCCAAGCGGATGCTAGGGAATAACTCCAGAGCCAAAATACTTTCCTTACTGCTAGGGTAGAAGGTTACAGCTAGGCTAGTATTTTTGTCTATCAGCTTGTAGTGAGTGTACTGATTAATAGTGAAGCAGGTAGATAGGGTAAATTCAGATTCCACATCTACTGTTCTGAGGGTTTTGATTTTTAGATTTTCCATTTTGGATTTTGGTTTTTGGTTTACAATAATTTAAGACCTAGCATGTAGCCAAGGGCGAAGATGGGTGATAAGGCAAGGATCGTGTAAAGGATTTTGCCAATGATCTGAAGTGCTTTTTTCATTTTGTTATTTGGTTAGAGTTAAATGATATGTCAAATATCTTAGAAATAAATTAGAATCCAAAATATTTCACAATAATTTTTGAATCAATTTTTTATCTGTAGCCTCCTTTACTAGATCCGCTACTAGCTTAAATTTGATTTCTAGATCTTCTGCGATTTCTTTCTTGGAGTACCCCCAAGAGGATAGTGTCACTACCCGGTTCACTAGTTCCCTTGGCATCTCGTTTACTAGGTTCGCCCTAGGGTTATAGCTTGATACTTCAAGAATGTTGTACAGAATGTAGTTAACCGTAGTTATCCTGATCCCCATCATCTCAGCGATCTGGTGCTTTGTATTCCCTTGGGTATATAGTTCCCGTACCAATGGCACTAGGCTTTCGTGTTTACAATTTGCCATATTCTTTCAAAGGTTTCGTTAAAAGGTAGCTTTTCAGTTTGGTAGGTAGACCTAACCCCCTTGGGGGCTAGATCACCGGGTCTCTGAATAAATTTTCCTAGGTATAGGTATGGCTTCATATTTCTCCGTAGGTTTCTTTGTAGTACTGTTCAGCTGCCCATATTCTTTGTAATGGATAATCGTTTGCCATCCATGCTTTAATTATCTGCTGCTTCTCCATCTCTTTGGCTTTTTCAAAAAGCCATTCTTTTGACCTTAAATTAATTTCAGGATATTGCATATCAATTTCATTGAATAGCAATTCTACTGCTGTCTGTTTCATTTGATTATTTAGTTTTCGTATTTTTCAAAATAATATTGTTCAGCTTCTAATTCATAACCTTCATAAAAAGCACCCGCCTTGAAAGCATCGATTATTTCTTTTTTATGTTTTTTTTTGGCTTCTTTCAAAATCATTTGCCAAGTGAATTTATCCTTATGGATTCCCCAAAGTTTTTCAAATAGGTAATCAACTGCCGTCTTTTTCATTTGATTTGCAGGTTAAAATTTTCTACTAGCCTTGCACCGGTTATTGAATAGCCTTCCTTGATTGCTTTCTTGATCGCTACTTTGTCTGCTGTGATCATTACCTTCTTGACCTGCCAATCTACGGGCAAAGCTTCGGGTATATCTACTTCCACCGCCTCAGATCTTCTCAATGATATCTTGAATAGGGGGCTTTCTATCTTCTCGATTCCGCTTATTAGCATGGCTTTCTTGAGGCTTTCTGTTAACCATGTGACCTTATTATCCCGGCTTTCTTTCATCGCCTTGAGTCGCTTAATTTCAGCGTCTATCTGGTCGCTTTCCCCTTGGTAATTGCTGATCACCTTAGCATAGTTGATGCCTTTGATCTGTAGCTGCTCCTGATTGATTAAAAGTTCTGCTTCTAATTCTGGAGTGAGTTCTTCGGTTTCAAGAAGCGCAGCTAAATACTGCGCCTCCTGTGTGATTTCATATAGGTTCATTTTTTTCTTTGTTTAGAGTATTTGTATTCTGCTGCTTCAATCAAATCAATAATCTGGTAAAGGTTATCTATTGATAAGGTAATGTATGCCATTTCGTTTGTATCAATTTGGATACAGTCACCGCCTATAAATTCTACATTAAAAGGATCTATTTCTTCATCTACAATTACAGATATAAAAGTACCATCCTTTCTTTTTTTCAATTTGTACGCATTTGGTACAAGTACATTTACAATATTCATAGTAGCCCGTCAAGTATTTCTGTTTGATCTTTGGTTAAGGTATATTTTTTTAGTGCCTCCTTGGCTGTTTTTTGCTGCTCTGGAGTTCCGTTCAAGTATTGAATTATGCCTGCAAATTGCGCTTCTGTAGGTGCCATCTTGCTAGGTGTTGGTGCCTGCCTTACCGGGCGCATAGCTGCCTCCGCATCATCATCTGATATGGCTAGGTTTAGAACGCTTGTAATTGCGTACCTTCTTGCGTAGCTGATCGCAGACCCCTGAGCCTGTGGATCGTTTTGTCTAACCACCTGAAGGGTGTAGGTAGCTGAAATAAACTCCCCACTATCTGCGTGAATTAGCATGGTTGTTAGCCCATCCCCGTTTGGGAATTGGCTAAGAATCAAGCCTGCCTTTTCTAGTGGTTCTGAAACTTCCGTAATGATATGCGGAAGGCTTGCGTAATTGCTTTTGAAGAACGGGTTCTTTGCGTCCTTCGAGATTCGCCCTACCATAGCGTGAAACTTGGCTAGGCCTTGGGTAAGGTTCTGGATACTTGGTGATCTTTCCATTTGTTTATTTGGTTTTGGTTAATAGTTTCTTTCAATTTCTAGTTCTAGTTCCATAAGCATAGACCGGGTAGGGATGACCTCATACCCATGCTCATATGATGACAGGCTTCTAGTATACTCAATGGTGATTTCCATCTCCCCGTAGGCAGGAGCGAATTCGCTTTCATCTTCCCCGGTGTGTTCGATTGTGTAGTCACCTATCCAAAGGTAGTCTTCTCCTTCATAGGTGAATGTGATCTCTTGATCGTGGAAATTTTCTGTTTCGTAGTTCATTTGGTTTTTATTTTAGTATGCCCACTTTGCTTTTTTATGCATGTCTTTACAGAGTTTGTCATCAAACCAAGAATTTAATTGAATATCCTTGCATTCTATTCCTCCATTAAATTTTACAGCAAGGTCAATTTCTACTATTTGGCTCTTAGGTATCCATTCACCATCTACCTTTATTGCTTTTTCTGTAACAAATTCTACTAGGTAACCTGCTCCTTTAAAAGAATCGGAAGTACTGAAAGCTAGCAAATCGCCTTCTTTAATTTCTTGAATTTTTTGATCTAAATTTTTCATTTTGTTTTTGGTTAAGGGTTAATTATGAATCAAATATCGAATAAATAAATTAGAATAAAAAACATTTTAGAAAATATTTTCAACAAAAAATGAGATTTTTTTCAAAGCTGATTTTTAAACCCTATAACTTGCAAGAAAAAACGATGGAAGAATCAGAGATTTTGAACCCATTTGGATACGGTAAAGCCTCCAGAGTAATAGATGAAAACCGCAAGCCACAGGAATGGTGGATAGAATACACTTCTATTAATCAAGTAACGGCAGAAAATGAGTTCTACATTCTGTTTGAAGATGGCTGCTTGGTTAAGAAGGGCAGGTCAAAGTTTAAATCAAGTCAATACCTAAAAGGGGATAGATTTAAATCCTTCCGACAGCATCATGAATCAGCAGGCTAAATCATTATACAATGAATGATTTTTCACATCTAGTATCCATCTATCTTCTGAGCATTCGTGAAATGCTTATCAACAAAAATCTGAAGTACGGCAATTCTGCCCTTGAACCCTTGGGTGTGTTCAGTCAGTTGTCCGCAAAAGAAGGACTACTGGTCAGGATAGATGACAAACTTAAAAGAATAAAGAATGGCAGCCTTGAAAAGGATGATGAAGATGTCATTAATGATCTTATAGGCTACCTAGTCCTGCTGAAGATTCAGGATAAAGTTAAATAGAGTTTACAAAAAGGGAGTAGAATGTAAGATATCCTACGCATTAAACAGAAAAAATAAACTAATGAATGAATAATCATGCCTGATATCACGATGTGCATGGGGACAAATTGTCCCTACAAAGAAGGATGCTATAGGTTTACCGCTAAGCCGGGAATCTATCAATCCTACTTCATTACCCCACCCTTCAAAGATGGAAAGTGTGATATGTATTGGGGTGATGCGCAGTCACAGATCTGGACTCAGCTTCAGGATATAGTCAAAAAAAATGAATAGAACTGTCGACAAATTGTCTACGCTTATTCGGATTTTTTTCGAATTAGTCTAGCTGCCCTTCCTGATCTAGGTGTAGGAGTTCATCCCGGATCTCAGTATAGGTACCCCGAAGTAGGCAGGAAGTTTTGTCATAGAAGTAGATCACCTGAATATCGTGTACCAACTCCTGTACATAGGCGATATCATCCACCCTCACCATGCGCCTAACAAATTCATGTTTGACATCTAGGCCTAGTTCTTTCCAGTCCATCGTGCTACCTGCTAACATTACATCTATTTCTATCCACATACTAGAAAAGCTTTTTAGAGATTCCCAAAGTGTGAATTTTTGTCACAGGTTGATATCCGTATTGAAACAAATATTTATTGTCCAGATAGGAAACTTTTGCGCCAGGATCAGAAAGGGAATTGATGCTTGCGCCTACATATATCCCCTTGGGTTTCTTGATAATTGTCTCTGTTTTTGTTTCCGTGATCGTGTTGGTCACCACGGGAATCTTGAAATCATTTGTAGCAGTCATTTTTAGGACTTCTCCAAGGACTTCACCGCTCACATGGGTACTTCCATACTCTGAAGGAATGGAGGCCTTAAAAAGGCTTATTCGAGGCTTAAAATCAATTAGGACTGTATCCCTTAAAACTTCCGTTTTGATCTTGGTTTTTGGCACATAAATAGTATCCACTACTCGAGTGTAAATTGTGTCACTTTCTACCTTCGTTTCAAACTTGTAGACTGTCTCCTGCTCAGGTCTAGGAAAAACTATAAAAGCTAAAATCACCCCTGCAATAAAAGCTAAAATAGCAATTCTGATTTTTTGGTTATCTGTTGAAAATTCCATCACTGCTCTATAAATAAATTATCCTGCTCTAGTATTTTTCTTAATTCCTTCCTGCAATATTCATAAGCCTTGTAGGTATCGTTACTTAGTTCTTTGTATTTCATCTCTGATCTTAGCAATTGATCAAATTCCCAGATTGCGCTTTTATAATTGTGGCCATTTATTGCTGCTTGAAAGTCTGCGTTATCTTCAGGCAAATCAAATTCAAGGTTTGCTTTCATAGTGGAAACTTTGTTGAGTCGATTAATAAATCATAATTTTCTGCTCCATCCTTAACAACCCTTCTGCCATTCAGGACTAGAATTCTGCCACCTACAGGTTTAACCGGTGCGCCTCTTTCAATATGCCATCCATGAGATCCATCTCCATATTCTTCTTTGTATGTACCGGTGATAGCTAGGTGAATCTGCCTTTGCTCAAGTTCATAGACTCGCTTACCTTGATTGTAATGCAAAGAATCCCGGACATCATTACGGCATGAATTTTCATGGATGTGCCCCATTACAAAGATATCCATGTTCTCATAAATTTCTAGTGCCCTAGTCAAGTTGATTGCCCCACGAGTAACAATGCCACCTCCTGCGCTCCCATGAAAATATTTCATAGTCTTGCTCATAGAAGTGCTATGCCTTATTTCATATTTAAAAACAATCCACCCACCATATCCACCCACATAAACTTGGCTTTTGTTTTTGTAATTTAGTAAATCTACAAATCGCTGAAGGATGTCTGTCTCCTGATATTTGATAATTGAGGTTTCGTGATTACCGTACCCAATCACAGTCAAGATAGAGGCATAAGGGCTGAACCAATCTACGGCAGTTTCCACAATTGAGTCAAGATACTTGGCATTGTTATGCTCAGGCAAAATGTCGCTTTTGTTTCCCCTTTTGTCTCCCTTGCCTTGCATTAAACAGAAAAGGTCTCCATTGATGAAGACCGGGATATTCTGTTCCAGACAATAATCTAAATGACGCTTCAGCATTACCCGGTCGCACTTAGGATTATCCCAGTGTAGATCCGAAAGCAAGGCTACTCTGTTTTCTTCTTTGCTTAAAGAAATGCTGTGAACATTTCTAGCAATTTTGGTTAGTTCCATTAAATGGGTATATAGGTTGTTTTGCCTCCCGACCGAACGGCCTTTAGCTTTTGCTTTCTGTTTCCTGATTTTACAAATGAAACATGAACCCAATCAGGATTGAAGTCTGTACCAAACTCCCAAATCAATTGATCAAAGTCTAGCTTATTTTTAATGAAATCAAATACCATTCTGTTAGTCACTTCTCCATTCCCTCCATCCATATCGATGTCAATGGCTTGACCCTTACAATGCTGAGACGATGCGCTACCTTTTATAAAAGCATTTAAAGCCTTAGATCTGTACCCGCTCGAAATAAAAATAGGTACCCCGAAGTGTTCCCGGATAGGCTCAAATACTTTATCTGCAAGAAGCTTGAAGTTCTCTAAGTGTTCTGCCGTTGGGGTATTGTCTATTCCGTGCCTCTTAGCTGTGTCACTTCTGGTGATCTCCGCTAAATTAAGATGGGGGCTGATTTTCATTTTTGTCTGTAGGTTTTTTAAATATCTTTTCGGCAGCCGTGATCCCCAAAGCAGCAGCAGATAATGCAGCTACTGAATAGACTAAAGGTTCGTTTTGATTTCTGATAAGAGTATAGGATAAAGCAATTGCACTAATTACACCTACTAGCCTTTTGCTAGAAGCTTCACCACTTTCAGATAGAAATCCTTTTGCCCATTTAAAGAAGTTTTTCATCTGCCTTGTCCCCTGTATTTTTTAGGCTTGTTTAAACTTTTTGAATAGGACTTTTTTGCCTTTCCATTTCTCCTTTTACCGAAGCTAATTTTGATCTGCGCTACTGCCTTAGCCTTTGCCATTGCTTTTCTTTATTTCTGCCCGTAACTTATAACCCAAATAAATAATTGAAAGAATAGAAATAATGGATGTAAAAACTACGTTTACAAATTGAAGCCCAGCCATAGCCGTGACATTGGCAAACATTGCCAAGAAGGTGGAGGGTACTCCTAGTTCATCGCTTTTCAATATATTCATCTCTTTAATTAGTTGGAACTTGACAAAGGTTCAAAGGAATAGGAGCAGTTATTTCTATGTCGATACTTACCCCGGCTGCAAAGTCATCAAAGCGTTCCTGAAAGAATTCTACAGATGCCTGTGGAGGTGTATTAAATGAGTAGGTATTATCTAGTTTTAATTTTGCCAAAACATCCAAGGCCACAAGAAGCTGATCGCTTTGAACCTGAAGCCTGTTGCTTTTATCTTCAGTCAAGAGATCCGCAAACAAAAGAACCAAGCGATAGCGCATAGTGGTATTTGCATACTGCGAAGGCCTTACAACTGTCCAGAAAACAGGGTAAATAATCTCACCCCCGTTGTCCGTGTAGTCATAAATATCACCCTCTCCGAATGTCCGAATCATCGGATGCGCTTCTTGGATTGCTTTTAGTTTTGCTACTAGATTTGCTAGGGTCATCTTGTTTGGATAAGAATTCTTTTAGTTTCTTTTCGTTCTTTGAATAAGCCATTTTTAGAATGGTTTTTTGTAGCGGTTGCCTTGGTATCTTTCGCTGTACGGCCTGTAATCTTCGTAATCACCACGGCCTAGATTGATAGCTACCTTGTATTGATTGCTTACAGGCTGGATCGTAGTCACATCGCTGCCCGGATTCAAGTACTCAGGGTACAGAGTATTGTTTGCAGTTAGGTAGTTTATAGATCTTTCCGCATACCATTCTGCATATCCCTTGTAGTATTGGCTGATGCTCTGAAGTTCTGCAAAAGTAGGTTCAGTGATGTTCTCTGATTTGCGCTTCACCACTCCCTTATTTACAAATTTGTACTGCATAGCCATAGGCAGTTCACCCAGAACGTAATTGAACAGGGTGTCTGTTAGGTAGTCATCTAGCAAAGTTTTATAAACCGCATTCCCTCCGCTTGTAATGGTACCCGCTACGATCAAAGAAAGGATCTTATCATATAGCGCAGTTCCACAGATGGGATGGATGTACCTATCCTGAGTCATCTTGATCACCTGAGTCACATTCTTCAGGTCAATATTTGCGGAAGCTACGGTGAAATCCTTAAAGGACTGCTCCGAAATCATTAATACATTTGCGCTCATCGTGATGTCTTTTCTACTACTACATTGCGTCTCCACTCATGACGGCAGAACGGTGTCCTTACCCCTGTATTTGGGTTCGTGTACCATCCACCGCAAAGCTGAAAAACGGAATAGCCTAGTTGGTTTGAGATGTTTTGGATTTCTTCACGGGTAAATAAAAGGCTGTCTCCATCCTTGTAAAGTTTCTCACAAAGGGGACGGCTTCCGCTTGCTGCTGCTGGTACGTTTGGCCTTTCTTCATAGCTGTATAACACCTTAAATGAAGTCACAGGTTGAAGCCTTTTGATAGCTGCTTCCCCTATACGGGTCACAGATCTTGTGATTAATCCTTCACGGCTGATTTTTTCTACTAGTACCTGATCATCTATCAAAGTATTGATTCTAGATATCACAGAAGCTTCATCTATACCTACCGCCTTGGCGATTTGTGGCACGGTCACATTCTCATTTTTTTGGATCTGAGTTATGATTTTTTTCTGCACCTCATTCAAAAGGTATTCAGCGAATAGATCCTGCTTTACAAATTCATCCATGCTGTTAAAAACTAACCTGTCATTCTGGATGATTTTAAACTTGCTTTTGCTTACCCCTTTACCTTCAAAGTAGCTTAGGATTTCATCATCCTTTTCTGTATGGCTGCATGATAAATGCAAAGTTTCTACCGTAGTAGGAGCAGGTGCTTCACCTATGTTTGCAGGAGTTACAATTTCAGAACGTACAGGCAATCCAATCAAGCTTCGGAGTTCGTTTACATCCATGCTCTCGACTACCTTGGTAGCGATCAAAGGTGATAGGCTGTTCAATGAATTGATAATGTCCTGCGCTCCTGCTGTTTCTTTCTTTTCGATAGGTGCAAGTCCTAGCTTCTCTCGGATTTCATCCTGAGTCATATTTGCTGAAATGATTGCCTCTGAGAATTCAAAAGAGATAGGTTCAGTAGGTTTTAATTCTAGCTTAACCATTAAATCGTTAAACTTGAAAAGGTAGTTAACCACTTCTTCAAGTGCCCGCTGCTTTGAGTTCACATAGGTGTTCTGGAATAGCTGATAGGCTTCTCTCATTTCAGATCTTCCCCCTAGTTGGCCTTCTGTTTTAATTCCAAAAAGCATTGGGCTTGTGATCTTGTGACCACTAAAAATCTCCTGCTGAACAGTCAAGTTCAAAAGGTCGAAATGCTTATCAAGTTCCGTACCTGATAGGTCAATTATAGAAGGCTCATTCTCTTTGCTATCGTTAAACGCTAGCATGAATTTACCTGCGTTTTTAGATCCGCTGAATTTATTCTGGAATTGTCGCTCGATTCTATCTTCTTCCTCTTGGCTTACCTTCCCGCCATTCAAGTTGATAAGCTTGCTAGAGAACATGCCGTTGTTTATGGTGTTCAGGTGGTACTCACCTATCGAGATATCTAGTTCGATATAGCTGATTGCACCCCGGTAGTCAGGAAGGGAATAAGTATTCACCCCTGCACGATATTCTTTAAAGTAAAGTATTTGAGATCCTGTTGGATTGTTGGGATCAAAAGCCGGGTAGGTTTCGTAGTCAGGCCTAGGGTTTACGTTATCGTTCTTGATCCAGTTATCAGAGACATAGAATTCGCTATTGTCTGAGTTCGTTCTAACCTTATAGTAATCCACATGGTAAAGTTCTGCTATCTCGCCTGTGGCCTTTGTCCATATCACCTGAAGGTAATATCCCCCGAAGATAGTTAAGTCCGTGACAAGCTTATTTGTTACTTCATTTAGGCTTTCTTCTTTTCTGTTTACCTTGTCAATAATTCCAAAGGCTTTTGCCTTCTCCATTTCATCCTCAGCCTTCACAGTCCACCCGTTACCGCAGATGTAGTCCACCTTCCCGGTCACAATTGCGTTATGCTTTGCGCTGTTATTGTAGATCCTTAGCAGGTAGTTAGGGTAGTCATTCCGCTCACCATAAAAAATGTAATCTTTCCCTTTTACTTCCTTGTAAATAGGCAAAGGCACTTCATCAAATTTTAGGAATTTTATCATGTTGTGGTATAGGTTTTATAGTCACCATTATAACCGTTATATCTTATCACCCCGGCTGTGCTTAAGTTAGGTGCCGTCAATTGCATTTTTCCTGTGGCGATAATTTCAGAACCGCTTCCAGATTGCGTTACGTTGTACCTCCAGAATCCGATGGTTCTATTATTGAAGTTTGCGCTCGTAATTGCAAATTTTGAAACACGATCTTTAAATGTGCTTGTATCCGTTAAAGTCAAAATCACTTCCTCATTTGTCACCTCATGATTAAAGCGGAAGATGTAGACATTGCTACTTGTTTCCCTCTTATCTGTAAGGGTTATATAAATAGAAGTATTTGTCCCCTGTGGTATTGCGATCATATCATTAAATACAAAAACCCTGTAGTATGTACACAAAAAAAACACCCCCAGAATCGAGGGTGCTTTCACATCTAACCTATAAACCAAATATATTAGGTAATCGGGATGACTGCTGTCACTTTTGGACAAAGTTCTTTCTCGTTACCTGTGAAGGTCAAAGTGTATCCTGATCTATCACCGAAGGCAGTACCTGAAGCACTTCCTCCACCGGTGAGATCCAAACCATTTCCAACACCTAAGAACCAATTCTCACCGTTATTATCTGTAGCAATTACTGCAAGTCTGTTTTTTCCCAAAAGAACGATTTCGTTTCTGGTGTTTACCTGCAATTTGTTAAGGATAATTTCGAGAGTTTGAGCGTAGAAAATAGTACCATTCTGCACGTTAGTATTTACAGCCTCTGCGAAGTTGGAAGATTCTTTTACAAGATCGTACTTGTAGAATCTCTTGGTAGCATCCATAGTCAAAGTAGTCACTACTCCTGCTGCTATGGTTACTGTTGCCAAATCTTCATAAGGTGCAAAATATACGGCTGTTAAACCGCCTACGCTATCTTTGCAATCAAGCGTATAACTTTGAGTTAAGGCACAAGGCATATTTTTATTTATTTAATAAGTGAAGGGGAAGACGCCACCATCTTCCCCGATTTTATTTAGGCTGCTGCTTTCTTCCAGAACACTACTTCGTCAGGGAATGCAACCTGTACACCGAATTTGAACTCAACTACAAATCTCATTTCGTCCGCCTCGACGGCATAAAACAGCTCGAAACGGTCTTGCTCATTCAAAAGGTCAGTACCAATGTAAAGGTTTGACATTGAGCAAGCGAAAAGATAGTCAGTTCCGTTCAAACCATTTACACCAATCAACTTGATGTTTGTGCCCGGTACAACTAGTTCCATGTTAGCTGCATCTACAGGGTAGTGGAACAAATTAGAATCTCTCAAGGCGATCACATACTCTCTGAAAGTATCATTACCGCAGAAGATTACTAGATCTTGCTTATCCAAAAGAGCAGCAGGAATAGCAGCGAAAATTTCGTCTACAGCCTGCTCAACATTTGCAGTAGTCAAGGTAGTCAAGTTGGAAGTGTTTCCTTTTACAGGATCACCTGCGCCACCGAAGCCTAGATCATTGATCATGCTAGCAAGTCCATTGAACTTGTTTAGGTTAGCGTTTCCACTTCCCGGATCACCCTGCCAGATAGCAGTCTCCAAAGCAGCACCAATACGCTCTACTTTCTGAGCAGAATATTCTTGTGCGTAAGCCATGTAGTCATAGCTAGATCCTTCTCTCAAAGCCTTCTGAGTGTACTTAGCTTCGAAAGTCTTAGGGCAGATAGATTCTTGAATCTTGATCTTACCTACGGTCAAAGTTCTTTGAGTGATAGTAGTAGTTCCTGAGGAGTTAAATCCGCAAGTACCACCTGTCTGGAATACCGCATCAGTAGTCATGATGTTGATAGTCTCTGCTGATTTGATACCTACTTGTACGTTACCGAATTGTTCGATAAGTCTAGCAGTTTTTGCTGAGAAGATAGCAGCAGAAGTAAGCTGCAATTCATTCTCTTTCACATAGTTCGTTAATGCTGAAAGGTCTAATGCCATTGTCGTTTATTTTTTAAGTGTTGAAAATGCTTTTTGAAGGTTGTTGAAACGCTCGTTTTTTTCTGTTTTTAATTGCTTAGCAAATTGGTTTGGCGAAGTGATTGCTTTGTCGCTTGGCTCTTTTGCAAATGATTCAAGAACTTCAGCAGATAATTTCACCGCCTCTTTCATATCTTCATTTTTCTTTGCCATTTCTTCTACCTTTTTGCTTAGTTCTTCTACCTTTTTTTCTAGGTATCCCATGGCCTCTTCTACTTTAGCCATTGCTTCGTCCTTCTTAGGTTCTTCAGGAGTTACTTCGGCTGCTTCAATTTCGATTTCTACTTTCTTTTCTTCGCCTTTTTTAACTTCAGCAATTTTACCTGCTTCAGTTACGATTACGATCTCACCGCTTTCAAGCTGATGCTCTCCAACAGGTGCAGGGATTTGTACCCCATCTTCACCAATAACGTAGATCTCTGAAGTCTCAAGATCGTATGCCACCATAGTGCCATCTACTAGCTTACCTTCTACCAAAGCGAAGGCTGCTTTCTTTTCTGCTTCTGTGAAAAGCAAGTTTTTAATTTGCACAAGTGCTTCTTTTGCGTTCATAATTGTAAATATTTAGTTAGTAATTATTGTTCAATTTGTTCCAAAATTTTAAAAATCTGTGCCATGATCTGTTCTTCTTTTTGCACGATCATTCCCGCCTTTTCGTAACGGAATAAACCCTCCACAGAAAAGCCTTTGAATGTCCCTGCTTTTACTTCGCCCCAGAGTTTGTCATTTTCAACCTTAAAGCTACCAAACCAAGAACCATCTGCTACATCTTCGAAACCTGTAGGAGGGTTAACCCCTCTTTCCCTGTCAATGATATAGCTTTCAAACATGTATACCCCATCGGCTTTTTTGCCATGTTCAATGTTGACCTTTGCTTGATATCCTTTTTTAAAGAAACGCTGCACGATCTTCTTGATCTGCTCCCCGGTGAACATCACATAGTATTCCCCATCTTCGTCCCTTCTGTAGATCGGTAGATCTGCGATCATTAACGGCCCGGATACTATGCGCTGATCTTCATCCTGAACGGCGAAGGATAGGTGCGCACTAAATTCTTCTTGCTTCATTTTGCTTTCTGCCCATCTAAGCATAGGCTCACCACCCCAGAGAAGGTAGCTGATAGTTCCACAGGCTTCTGTGTCATCAGGGTTATAATATTCGGCAGCCCTGCTTAGGTAGGAGTAAGTTCTTTTTATGGTCTCCCTAGAAAGGTTCTCACCATTCATGATTTGAGTAGCACGAACTTTTCCTACCTGAGTAGCGCATCTATTACCTATTGCCTCATTCAAACGGATTCCCCGTTCTGCATTATCCTTTGCGCTCTGTGGGTAGTCATTATAGGAATCTTCTTGGAATCTACCTTCCCATTGACTTGAGCAGATAGCTACCGCTTGATCGGATTCCTTCCCTTCATTGATCATGTACTCAATGCATCTAGGAAGAAAGTCTTCTTTGCTTTCCCCTTGGCTAGGCTCTACAAACTGCTCAGAAAATGCTAGAAAGTTTCTCTGGATTGCAGGGCTTTCCACCAAGGCTACAAAATCTACTTCTTCTTCGCCATCGATGTCATCAGCGATAAACATTTTATATAGTGGTAATTTATCCATATCCTTAAGTATTAAAATCCTGCTCTGCGTTCAATATCGGCTACTCGCTTTTGCGTTCCTGTCACTTCGCTTTCTACCACATAGGCTTTGAGTGGAGGCTGATTCTGCATCATAGTTCCCAAGGCAGTTACCGGGCTAGATCCAATTGTAGGTACGGAAGGAGCAACATCCGGGGCTGAAGCTGAAACAGAAGGAGCAGATGCCCCTCCACCGCCTCCCGGAATTGGTGTTCTTGCAATTGCCCTAACATTCTTGATACCGCCTGCCACCGCAATAGCAGCAGCAATAGCAGCACGAATAGGGGAAGATGGATCACCGGGAATCAATTGAGATGCATAGGCCTTTTGCGCACCTAGGTAAGTATCGATAGTGGTAGCAGCTATAGCCGTAGCCTTTCCTGCTGCCGTGTTTTTACCGACTAAATCCGAAATAGTGCCCAATAATTGGGAAGATAATTCAGCATTTTGCACCTTGGCTTGCTGCTCTAATTTGTCTATCTCTATTCTTGCTTTTGAATTAGCTTCTATCCCTGCGGTGTATTGATCATCTGAAATTGTACCCGCCTGATAATATTGTTCTAGTAGATTCTGCTTTTCTTCTAATAGACTTCTTTCTGTATTAAAATCGGCTTCATTTTTAGCCATTTGTTCATCTAGCCTATCTAGTTCTCTTATGGCATCTGCTTCTGCAAAGGATAATTCAAGTGCATCAAGTTCTTCTTTGTTTCTAATTTTAAGTTGCGTTTCAAGTGCCAACTTTTGGTCTTCCCTTAGATTAGTATCAGCCGCCAAATCTGCAAGCTCCTGCTTTTGATTTGCAAGTAACTCTTGGCGAGCTCTATCGTTTTCATCTTTGATCGCTGCAAGCCTTGATTCAAGCAGGATCTCATTCAGTCTCTTTTGAAATTCCTTATCTTCCGCTGCCGTTTTTTCATCCGCAGCTTTTTTGTCATCTTTTAGCTTCTGATCCGCTTCTTTTTTCTCGGCATCAATTTTCTCCTGTTCAGCCTTTGCTTTTTCTGCTCTGGTCTTTGCTTCGGCTGCCTGCTTTTCCGCTGCTGCCTTTGCTTCGTCCGCTTCTTTTTTATTGTATGCAGCGGTTTCAAAGGTTAGGTTGTTAAGCAGTTCTGTTCTTCTTTTCTGCCGTTCTTCTGTGGTCTTCCCATCTAGCCTGTCGGAGGCTATCAAGTCTTGAAGTTCTTGGGTAGTTTGTTTTTTCTTTAGTTCAAAAATCTCTTTCTCCTTACCCCCTTGTGCGGTTAATAATTTGATTTGAGTATCTATCGTTTGATTTCTTGCTGCCGTGCTTTTTGTAAGCGCATCTAGTTCACGATTTGCTTTGCTTGTGATCCCTACAAAGTCGGTCACATTCTGAACTAAACCCCCGATCGTGGAGGCAATTTTACCAAGCCCCGGAATGGCATTTAGTACCGCATCTTTGATAGCCCCAAAGTTCTGAACTACGGCAACCAAGCCGATAATCAAAGCAGGGATACCCAGAGAAATCATAGCACCCCTCAAAACTTTTAAGGATACTGCTGCTGCCTTACTTGCTAGGGAAGATGCATTTGTTGCTGCTGCCTGCGCTGTGTTTGCTACTGTGTTAGCTGTTACGGTTGCCGTGTCTGTTGCGGTCGCTGCTGTTTTCTGAGCAGTAGTTCCAATCAATCCCTTGAAGGATGACTTGAGTTGATCTGTGACCTTGCCTAGATCCGCAAGCTGAGATAAGCCCTGAGACAAAGCCATCGCAGACTGTACTTTCAAAAGTGCTTTCTGGACATCTTCAGATTCTGCACCGAATAAACCCATTGCACCCTGAACGGCACCTACTGCCCCGGCTGCTAAACTTGCTGCACTGGTTAAGGCTTGGAATCTCTTACCCGGATCGAATAGACTAGCCTGTTCGTTTGCATCTTCTATACTATCCCTGATTCCTGCTACTTTCTTCGCTGCTTCAACGGCTTCCGTACTTAGATCCCCAAACTTCTGCCGTGCTGCTTGGAGTTCAAGCGTTGCTTCCCTTAGTTGTTTCTTCAGGGGTTTGACATCTGCATCAAGTATGATCTTATTTTCTTCAGCCATTGGTGTGGGTTTTTAAAGGTTAGGGGAATCGATTTGATTCCCCATTTGTTATTCTGTTTCTTCCTTCGGGTTCTGCTCCTGCACTTGTTGGGCTAGGAATTGGATGAAGGACATCCCGTACTTAGTAGGCAGTTCTTGTGCCCATGCTTCTAGCATTTTGATTTGGTCTTCGTTAAGTGTTACTTTCATTTGATTTGGTTTTTAAGTGAATTGATTTCTGTTTTAAGTTCTTCTATTTGTGCCTGCTGTTCCTGTATTGCTTTCAATAACATGAAAGGCAGAACACTAGTTTTAATACTTCTTGAAACCCCATCTTCAAATTCTTCTTCAATGATAGTTCCATCTTCTTGTTCTACTTCTCTTTTTGCTATTACAGGATCAATCTGAATTAGATTAGGGAATACCTCTTCTACTTCTTGTGCAATTAATCCTAGTTCTTTTGGAGCATCATCTTCATGATTATACCAATTATATTTTACTACTCTAAGTTTGCATAAATCATCAATATAGCCGTTTCGAGTAGTCTCAATATTTTTCTTCCATCGTGCATCTGATCTAGCTGATACAGTTCCATTAGAGAAAATTCTATAAATCCACACAAAACCTCCTGAAGTCTTGTATGCACCAAACATATAATTGGTAGCATTATTTGGATCATGTCCTGTAAAATTAACTTCTAACCCATAAGGGTCTGATGTTCCTCCATGTGTTAAAATTGCTGATGAAGCACCATTTAGATTTTGGGTTAATTCGTGAAATGTTCCTGTAGCATTATTATAACCTCCATTATTAGCAGCCTTCAAATATCCCCCCGAAGTGATTCGCATTCTTTCTGTTCCTGCTGTGTAAAATTCTGTTCTATCAGCAGATGATATTCTTATTGGGTCATTACTTGATGTAAGTTGTACTGCGAGATTGTCAGTAAAGAATGATCCATATCGTGTATTATCTGAACGATATGCTCGTAGTTCATTTCCCGACATTACTTGAACTATGCCACTCGAAGTGATGCGCATTCGTTCGGTCATTGCGCTACTATTAAGTCTAGTATAAAAGTTTATGTCTCCACTAACATTACCATCAGTAGTATTTGATTTCATACCACCAATAGCAGACCATTCTGTATACCCCCCCGATGAATTAAATGTACCTCCAAAGCCAAGAGTTCCCCCATGATCTGAAGCGTTATATACTTGTGAATCATAAACTGCTGCACCTGCAAATGCAGCAGACTTATCAAACTGAACCGAAAATTTACTAGGAGGATTATCCGTGCCGATGCCTACTTTACCTGCCGAAGTTATACGCATTCTTTCAGCTGCAAAAATAGTGTTATCCGAACAAGTTCTAAATATTAACCTACCTGGCATATCACTAGTTAATCCTGGAACTCCATCAACTTCAGCAGAAATTGATGCAGCAGGAACCATACCTTCGCCACAATCTCCTTCAAACTGAATAGTACCTAATAAATCTCCATTTTGTACTATTACACTACTCCCAATTGTTGAACCCCTAGATTTTCCTAGATAAAGCCTTGCACCATCATTATCATTTGAAAATCTTGAAATATCAAATAAGTTATAGCTTGTAGTAGCAACACTTAATTTGTTTGAAAGTCCACCATAATTTATACCTGAAGTAGAGCCAATAAAAATACTATCATTTGTAGTGACATTTCCATCTCCGTGCGCATTCAAAACAATATTTCCATTGCCTGCTGCTGTAGCTAGGGTAAGGTTACCTGTTGAGGTTTGAATAGTCTGCGCTCCTGTAAGGGTAATCCCCCCTCCAATAGTTAGTAAATTAGTACTTGAATTATAAGTGAAATCAGAATCTGAATTGATTGAATTAGTTCCATTCCAAAGGGCTACCCTTTCATTTACTCCTGTACCTGTAACAGGATTTGTTAAAGCATTTTGCTTCCCGTTAAATGTAGTCCAATCTGTACTTGATAATAAGCCGTTTTGTGAACCGCTAGCTGTTGCTATTGCAAGGGTAATAGTTCCGCTTGTGGTGATTGGAGTTGATCCAATGGTGACCCCGCTAGTAGCTGAAGATAGACCTACACTTGTAACTGTTCCAAGGTTAGAAGTTTTGTTATTGAAAGTAGTCCAATCAGCACTACTCAAAACACCTCTATTCGTAGCACTTGCAGTAGGTAGATTGAAGGTGTGGGTAGAAGATGAACTTGAGATAGCAAAGTCTGTTCCACTAGTCCCTGTAGCAAAATTCTGCACCTGAGCAGTCAATCCATTCAAAGCAGTTAAGCCTGTGGTGAATGTGGTGATGATTTGGCAAAGGTGACTATTCTCCGTATGCATGGTGATAGTCCTTCCTGATCTTGCTACATAGTACCTGAGTGCTAGTCTATCTGTCAAGGCTAGTGTTGTAGTAGGTACTGCAAGAGTAGAAAAATAGGGATTAATTGTAGTACCAAATGCTATGAGTTCAGGAGTGCCTGAATTTGAAGCTATCAAAGTAGCCGTTCCTCCTGAATCTACCTTGTAAAGTTCTACATAGAAAGTAGGAGTACCACCTCCTGAAGATGCACTGAAGTAGGTTTCAAAATTCCAATTCCCTCCTGGGATTTGTAGTAGACTAGGATCTCCCGCATCAGTAATGAATGAAGCTAGATACCCGTCTGCAATAGCCACAAAATCTGTACCTGTTCCCAAAATAGGAACTTTATTCATCTCATAGTAGGCAATCCCTCCGATAGTACCCTGAGATACTGATCCATTTAGGTAGTAGTTAACAGAAGCACCGCCACCGCCTCCACCTTGAGGAAAGTCTGCTAGGCTACCATCACCCCTGATGTATTGGGATACTGTTCCTGCACCTACTACAGATATATTCCCGCTTGAAGTAACCGGGCTTCCTGTTACCGTAAAAGCTGAAGGCATGGATAAACCTACAGAAGTCACCCCCAGATCAAGGTTACCCTGCATGAAAGTTTGAATGCTTGAGATCGTAGCCTTGTTGGTTGTACTCGCACCGCTTACCACGATAGGCACCACATCGCTATTCGCAACCGTGCCCCTATCTACTAATTGACTTATTCGCTTATCTGCCATAATTCTTAAATATAAAACTTATTAACCCCGTTTTCTTGTAACATGTAGAAGTCATTCTCCAGAAGGATGTAGTCATAATCCTGTGGCTCAAGTTCACCTAGGATCTTAAACAAAGAAACATAGCTTAGCCCGTTTGCAATTGGATTGTATTTATCTACCTTCTGCAACTGAAAGAAGTGATTGCCTACTTTTATGATCGTCCTAAAATCTAGGTTCGAAATATCTGTAGGGGTCAAATAAAAATAACCCTCAAGAAGCCTGCTGTTCCTGTCACCTATCGAAGTGATAAGCTGATCGTAGTATTCGGTGTACAAATTTGAATTCTCTGGATAGGCACCTATAGAAAAATAGACTTCCCTAGGGTAGCTGAATAGCTGATCAAAAGCAGGATCTGTCAAGCTGTTGACGTGACCCGCATAAGGGTAGGAGTTATAAGTCACAGCCCCGGATGCGTACTGAATCTGCCAAGTTGTAGGGCATGGGGTTTGAGGCGCAAAGAATACTATTCTCGGCTTGAAGTTGTCCGGGATCTTTACGTTATTCTCAACTTTGTATAGGTGAACCATCACCCTACCTGCTACTTCCTCTCTCAAAACAGGAGGTGCAAAAACTACCTTTACCGATTTGGTTTCTGTTACAAAATCATTCGGAATAACTTCCCGTTTCTCCCCATATCCTTCATTGAATTTAGTCTTATAGCTTTGACTCCAATAGTCGGAATCATCGTCAAACATAAGCCTGTACTCCTTCGCACTCAATTCACTCAAGGGTGTGATAACTACCTCTTGAGATACATCTAGTTTGTCGCTCCAATCTATGGATTCATCCTTGAATGTTTTAAAGAACTCATTATAGGGGATGATCTCTAGGATATTTGTTTGCAGCTTGTCCTGAGTTATGTACAAGTTGTACATCGAGATAATAGACTTCAGGAAGTCACGCTGCTTCATAGATTTCGGCATCGTGTAATTGATCTTCATCGTGTCACCCTCCACCACATCGACTGCCACAGGGATCGTGCTACCAATCTTTAGAACCCCACCCGGTGCTACTGTCAATGTGTTCTGGATGTTGGCATTATAGCCTGCACCCCCTACAGCTTGACCGGTTAATCTTACTTCGAAATAGTCATTTAGTGCAAGAGTAACTCCCCCTGAAATTGCAATGTTGTAGGTGTAAGTTCCCCCTAGTGGTACTATGGTCACGGTCTCACTTTCAGATAAAATTTGCGACCCATTTTTTAAAATTGAAACAGTCCAAAGGTTCTTTGTAAAAGTTGCTAAGGAAGTAAAACTTAAACTTACAGTAAAGTTTAGCCCTGTATTTAAAGCCTGAGTTTTATTGTAAGTGAATCTAGTTCCTCCGTTACTAATCGTAAAGCTAGGAGCAGATACGCTGTTAAAAACTAGAAGTTGTGAGAAGCTAGGTACTGAGGTTACATTCTGAGTAAGTAGGTTTGTTCTCTGATCTAGCAAATTCAGCACTTCCCTAGTGATGTTCTTCTCGGCAGTCAACAAAATCAACTTCTTAAAAAAGAAAGATTCAAAAAATTTTGGCTCCTGAATCTCAAATTCTGCTTCCTCAAATATCCGCTCTAGGATCTCAGTTACAAATACCGCAGGCTTGAAGTTTTTTAATGGGTAGTTTATTCCATTAGCACTATAGCCATAATCTACCAAAGGATAGACATAGTTCTGCGCTCCAGATACCCACTCAGTCCGTGACCAACTTGCTTCTAAATTTGCTTGATTGTAGGTGTGATCATAGTCATCGAAATCTAGGTCTGCTAGGGTTAGGTCTCCCAAGGCGTCTAGGATGTCCCTAAGCCTGCCGAACATATTCACTTCGTATGTGATATCCCCTTCCCTGTTAACTATCTTAGACAGCCTTAAAACACCGTCAAAGATCTTCACGTTATCCAAGAAGATTTGGCTTTGTGCCTGCTTTGCCGGGTTGAAGTTCGACAAGATGTTAGCCCCTGCCACGATATCATTTGCTACAGAGATGTCAAAGATGTTCCCGAATAGCTGCTGATTTCTCGCAGTACTTGGCAGGGTTAAAGTCTTTGAAAAGCTGGTGTTTCTTCTTTCAATGTCACTTATATCAGCTACCGAAAAGGTAAATTCAACATCGATATCACCAAGGGTGTCTGCCTCGTATCCTTCTACAAATAGTCTTGCGCTCATATTACCTGTCGATTGTTTATAAGCTGAAATTCGAGTTCTAGTTCAATATTGAATACTTTGTCTATCGCCGTCTTTTTAACCTCGTAGGAGGTCGCTGTAGGCTTCGCAGGTATCCATGATGGGGTGATGTAATTATCATTTACCAAATTCATGTAGACCAAAGGGGATGAATACAACTCCCGAAGAATCTCTGCTTGGCTATCCGTTAAATAGTCGCTTATAATCTTCCACTTTTGAGTCTCTTTTGTGTAGTAGATCGGGTTGATATTTTTAACCCTGATCCCGTCCGATTCATAGATGCTGCCTGAGTAGTTCCGCTCGTATCCTTTCTTTTCTACATCAAAGGTAGTCTTGCTTACTAGGTCGAAGTTAAAGAAATCATAAACCCCATACTTGTTTAGGTAAGCCAAGCGCATAGGGTCATATCTTCCGCAGGACTGAATAAATATAGTTGCGAACTTTGCCCTTCTTGCTGATCCGTTATTCCAATTTGCAAAAAGCTGAATATTGTCGATGCTTCCCCCGTAGGTCAAGGGTGTGATCTGGAAGTAGGTCACGCAAGGTACAACCGCTGGAGGGTTAGGGCTTACCGCAATAGTGTAGGTTGCTGTAGTTGCGTTTGCATAGGTGACCAATAACTCCACATTTGTTAAAAGTCCTGTGTTGATAAAGCCTAAAACAGTCGCATCTGTTTCCCTTGATTTGATTGTATTCCATTCTGTTAATGGTAGGTAACTTGTGTTGCTTACCCCATTGTATTTGCTTATGTCCGCAGCAAAACTATTTTCTTCTAGCAAAGGCAAAGAAGCAGCCAAGGCATACTTGGTAGCACTCACCACCTCTGAAGCTGAGACGATCTGAAACACCCCTGCAACTTCGTAGTATTCATAGCACTTGAGATAGTATCCTTTGATTACGTTGGTATTGCTCGCCTGAGTTGCTACCTGATAGAATCCGCTTGAGTAGGTAAAGTTTACAGATACAAATTTGCTCACATCAAATTCCACAGAGTCAGCAGGGTTAGCCGGGGAATCGTAGAAAGCCTGAGTGATCAACTCGTTTGCAGTATTAAAAACTTTCACTACATACTTAAACCCTGATAGGTTTGCGTTGTCGCTGCTGATCGTGTAGTTGATACGATTGAATGCAGGCAGGATACTATTGGTAGGTTCTACTAGGGTTATCATTTGCTTATCTTTAAGGTCAAGGAATTAAATCCAATGTTTTGAATGTCGATGTTGAATTCTGGTGTTGCTTCGTCAATTGATTTCTTCACAAACATCTTACCCTCAATACCGTACTTTTTAATGTAGTATGCCAATCGCTTTGCGCTGCTAGAAATCTGAGGTAGCATCTGCCTTCCCTCGATTAAGTTAGTCGCATCTATCTCCATGTTCTTGCGCTTCATCCATCCCTCTAAACCTTGCAGGGCTTCGACAGGCATCCCGTAGGTTTTGAATTGGTAGAATCTACCCTCAGCATTTGGGAAGGTCTTCCGCCTGTTTCTAATACCCTTCACCCCTTTATCTTGGTAATCTGAATACTCAGCACCTACGCTAATTTCTAACCGGTACCCGGTCTTCGTTTCGCTTACTTTTAAAACCCTAAAAGATCCTGCAAGCTTTCCTTCATCTACAGGGGCATACTTTGCTAGATTATCCACTACAGATATACCTAGCTTCTGCATGGCATCTGTAATATTTTTAACAAGGGCACCTTCTACAGCAGCTATAAATTCGTTACCCTTCAGCCTTACGCCTCCGATGTTGACTAGTCCTTCTACCTGTTCCTTTGTTGCAACTGCCATTTCTTATATTCGAGATCCTTGTGTTTATTGTAGTCCTTTAAATATGCTAGGCAGTTTAGATATTCAACTACCCTTAAATCATAAGCTTCGTTTACCGTTATGTTGTTGAAATCTGCCACTTGTTTGGTGCTAAATACCCACCCCCACCTTTCCATAAACGGACTGCCTTCTCCGCCAGATCCTTGTTCTGAATTGAGTAGGTTATTGTACTGCTTATTAATTCGCTGAATAATTGACAAAAAAAAAGCATACAACTATATACTTCTAGAAAATTTGCCTCTAGCAAATCATCTGCGACCACTTCATGAGGCACTACCCCGTAGCCCTTATATTTGTCACCTTCCATAGGTAGAAAGAAGCAGGCGGCGATCTTATTCAACTGCATGATCTCACCACTAAATGAAAGGATATCGATGTACTGCCCGGCTGTTATCTCCTGCAATTCATAGCAGAACTTATAGCGATTATCCCCTACCTGCAAATAGTCCACAGGCTTTGACTCAGGGATGTTATTGAAGAAAGAAAGCTTTTCCCCGTACTCTTTGATCAAGTCCCGGTACTTGTAATCATCGTACTCCCGCTCATTCTTACCCTCGATCACCGCTAGCATTTTCTGCTGCTTCTCAATGATGTTTAGGTTTTGGCTTGCCTCGATATCGTACAAGGTTATGAACTGCCCAACGGTTAATTTATCCCACATGGCTTTAAATATATTTATTTGGTTTGATGTTTCTATCTGAATGAGTACCTACCCAAATGGCTCTTTGAAATCTTGTTTACTACCGAATAGCGAAGTGCGTCCAGTGCGTGATTAAAATTATCCACGGGCTTGTTAGTCATCTGCCCGTTTTTATCTTCAATATACTTGTAGTTCCTAAGTTCCTTGATCAGGTTGAAACTGCTTTCGGTTGCGATTAGCTTGTATCTACGGATTATGTCAATACCTATGTTGATAGATCCTTTGATCGTTGGCTTTACGTTCCATCCCATTCGATAGATTTCTTCTATACTTTTTGGCTCAGCTGAATCCGCATAGATTTCATTACTGCGATCTAGCCCCAGAACTTTCATCTCGTTTGCTATGTCTTGGTTAGTCATCCCTGTTCTGTATAGCAGTTCATCCACGTACATATTATCATCTAGAATATACGTGCGAACTAGGGAAGTAGGATCACTTGAGTAACCGAAGTCAAGACCATAGCTTACTAGCTTTGCTTCCTTTGGGATTTCTTTGGTAGTACTGAAGGTATATACTAGAGACTTGGCCTGACCTCTTTCCCCAAGCCCGTACACCCTCCAATAGTTTTCATCTATCCCTTTGAGCCTTTCGATTTCATCTTTGATTACATCGCCTAAAAATGGGTTATCCTTGTAGGTAGTCTGGAAGAAATCAACATCCGAACGGGTAAGCACCTGATCGTAGATCCAATGGAATTCTTCAGATGGATTGTAATCTAAAATCACTTTCTCATTTGTACGGAACAGAAGCTGAGTCCAATCTTCCTGCGTTAACTCGTTTGCTTCGTTTGCAAAAAGTAGATCTCGCTTTCTACCCCTGATTTTTTGAGGCATATCTAAACTTATGAACTCGATCGTGTTTCCGTTCAGCCTGTATTCGTTATTGCTCTTGCTGTGGTAGTCTTCAGAATAGATGTCATGATCCTTGAGGATCTGAAAAAAGTCCCGCATGACCGTACCCCTCAAAGCAGGAAAAGACTTTCGGCAAATCGTGATTATTTTACCATCGTTCCTTTGGCAGTAAGCAAAGATTATCCAAAGCAGGATATTAAAAGTTTTGCCTGATCTGGTGCCTCCTTGCTGCACTACGATTTTGGCAGCAGACTCCTCTAAGTGCCGAAATACTTTGTTTGTTTTAAGTTTAATCTGCGCCATCTATAATGGTCACTTCGAAAAGTTTCTTCCCATCTGCCCCGGTCACTTCCTGCCTTTCTACATAGCCTCTGGATTTGCCCTGAGTTTTAAGAAAGAAAATGATGGCAGTAGTATCCCCGCTATCTATCTTTTGGTCTAGCTTGCTTTCTACAAAATCTAGCCTCGTGTTGCGCCCTTCGATTACAGCCTCTTCTAGTCCCTCCTGCTCGATCCATTTGTACAGGGTTACTCTATCTACCTGCAATGATCTTGCAGCCGTAGAAAGGTTGCCAAATGCCTTCACGATGGCTTTCTCGATTACAGATGTGTCAGGCTTTTTCATAGTGTTGAGTTTTGATAATTATTTTTGTAAAAAAGGCTTAAACCATTGAAGATAAATTTGATTAGCTATCTGTGCAGTCATTACAGGAGGAACGCTCATTCCAATTAAATACTTTGGCTCTATATTTTTAAAATTGTAATCGAGTGGATATGTTCCTATCTGACAAACTTCTTTTTTTGTTGTTTTTCTTGGTATATCAAATAAAACATTATTATCTCCACCGGTTACCGTATTACATACTTTATCTTTATATAATATTTTTGTTGTAAATGAATTTTGTTTATTGCCTAATCTAACATTTATAAAACCAAAATCTTTGTCTCCTTTTATTTTGTTATCCCACAAATATTGTTCATTTTTTGTTAAATCATTATAATTAATATCTTCAAATACTTTTCCAAATAATATGGCTTCCTCATTAAACTCTAATTTTAATTTTGGAAAAGCAAACTCTTTTTTATGTCCAATGAAAAATACACGTTCTCTTTTCTGTGGTACTCCCATAGATGCAGCATTCAAGCAAAACACTTGAACAGTATATCCAGCATCATTCATTTTTTTTACTATGTTTTTTGAATACACTTTTGCATTCCCTTGAATTATGCCTTTAACATTCTCAAGCAAAAATACTTTTGGCTGAAGCTTTATTATTGTATCGCAATAAACAAAAACTAAATCATCCAGACTTTGCTTTGCTTGACCTTCTCTAAATACCTTTTCTTTTCCCCAGGCTTTTTCTCTTGATCCAGCCATTGAAAAAGTTGAACATGGAGGTGATCCATCTAATATGTCAAGTTGATATAATTCTTTTGGTAAATCAGTACGATTGTTAAATTCTCTTATATCCTGATTAAATAAAAACTTTGGATTATGATTTGTTTTGTAAACATCAGCAATAGGGGGATCTATTTCAACCCCTCCTAAATGATTAAAGCCTGCTAACTTATAACCCATTGTCGATCCTCCACCACAAATAAAAGTGCCGAATACATTTAATTGATTGCTAGGCGGGTATCCATCTGCTAAATACCATTTGTATGGGAATAAGTGTTTATTCATTTCCTAACAATTTCCAAACCGCCTGCTCTGGAGTATCTGCAATTTTACTAAGCTGATCCCTTACTTGCAAATAATCATTTTCAGTATATTCTAATTTAATAATCATTTTATCAGTATAATCATCAACATCAATTTCTTGATTTTTATCTGAATAATCTGGAGTGTCTTGCCAACTAGGTACATCAAGCCCCCAAGATTCAAGAAGTTCAGGCTCCCATTCATTCGCTAGCATATCCCAATCCCATTCACCGAATCCTACATTATCCTTAATAATGAACTGTTTCTGTTCATCTTCCGTAAGATCATCCGCAAAAATCACAGGTACTTCTTTGAGACCTGCTTCCTTACAGGCTTTCAATCTCATGTTTCCCCCTAGGACTATCATATCAGCATTCACTACCACAGGTCTGATCTCAAGCATCTTTGGAAACTCCTGAATAGATTTGACTAGCTTTCTAAACTTGTCATCCTTGATAATCCTAGGGTTGTTCGGATTACTTTTGATATCTGAAAGTTTAACGCTTCTGATCTCCATTAGTCTAATTTTTCGTTTGCTACTTGTAAAGCCTCCACAGGTGTGATATCCTTTTCTTCTAGCTTATTAGGAATACCTGCATCATCCAAAAGCTTCTTGAATAGGTAAGCTAGATCGAAGATTCCTTCTTCATTGTCAAGGGTGATGCTGATCACTTTTTTTTCGCTGTTAAAATTCAATTGAAAGTTTGACATGGTTTTTTATTTAGGTTGATTCATTTTTTCTTTGTGCTTTTCTTCTAAGTATTCCCGGTAGCTTTTCTTGTCCCCCATAGTATCGTGACAGATCCTGCACAAGGCCATAAGGTTCTCTATCCGATCCGCTGTTTTACTGCCACCCATTCCCCTAGCTTTAATGTGATGGATGTCTACTGCCTGAGATCCGCAAGACTCACAAGGAATAAAATCAGCTATCGTGTAGCCGAAATATTCCATGTAAATCTTGGTATGCTTTTTCATTAAAAGGGTAGATCGTAATCTTCAGCTTCATAGGTCACCGGTGCTGTAGGCATCTTGTTAACCTCAGGGTTTAAATTTTCTTCTTTTTTGTAATCGTTTAGGGTAATAGCTACATCCTTCCCGTACTCATTCGGTGCATCGTAGATGTTCACGTTTAGGTTAACGTACTTCTTCCCGTTGTAGGTGTATGCGTGTGCCTCAGCATCGCTAATACAGATTGCAGCTGTTAACCATGATGCACTTCTTTTCTTGCCATTGCCTAGTCTTATTTTTGGTTTGGTTTCCATGTTATGAGTTTTTAGGTTTTCTTCCTCTTTTCACCGGGGCTGATGCTTCCTCCTGCACTTCGGTACTTGCTTCTTGATCCCTATACCAAGTAGTATTTTCTTCATTTGTGTACCATCCGTATAGGTAGTTTACCAACTCCATTCGGCAACTACTACACCAATGGCTGAAGTTGTGCTTAGGGTTAACATAGGTAGTATACAGGTAGATCAATTCCGTGTAGACTTCCTTGTCATAATTACGGATAAATGCGTGCTTCTTGTAGGATTCATACAGAGGCATGTGCTTCTTGAATAGTTCTAAATCTTCAGGTGTCATAATTGAAATTTATTAGTGAAATGATCCTCCACATAAAGATAGATGAAGGGTACTATACTAGATATAAATATGGCTTCTAGCAAATCCGTTTTTAAAATTAGAAAAAAGAAGCTGATCCAGAAGGACATGCAAAAGGAACAGCTGAAAGGCTTGACCAACTTCCTACCCGTGACTTCTTTAAAAAATTTAGGAAAGTTCAGGATATAGAAATAAAGCAGAGTTAAACCTACCGACCCTAGTACACCAACTGCGATTTGATACATGATCTAATTTTTTTAATTGTTATAAATATTGAAGTATGTGGAATGCCTGTCTGCTTTGATACCTTCCTCACAGATCCAAGTTCCACATACATCTTGAGTATTTCTTGATCATACCAGTATAAGCCCTGAACTATCTTTGCTATCCCATCCGCTACTTCTTGACTGTTATCAATCTGCTGTTCTTCTTTTACAAACTTCATGATATCTTCAACCGGTACTAGGCTCCCGTATAGCCTTCCAAACTTCCCGTACTTCGAGTTAGTTTGATTGCAGCAGATCCTAACTATCCAGAACTTAAAAACCTGCTTTCCTTTGGCTTCTAGTTCTCTGAGTTTTTCCGCATCGTATTCTAGGACTATCACCGCTACCTCCTGCCTGAGATCTTCCCATAGATCCTTTCCTATATTCTGAAATACATATTTGAACTCATGATCATATAGCCATCCGATCGCTTTCATTTAAGGCTTATTACTTCGCCAGTGGGAAGCCCTGCAAAATCACAAAGCCATCCATTCCATTCAAAGCGAATCTCCTTCTGTCGGCCATAATATGAAGCAGCTAGAAGCCTGATTTGCCTTTGTACTATCTCTATGTTTTGAAAGCTTCCTTTTCCCTTATTCATCCATGCAGACCATTCACCGCTTGAAAGCCTGTAGCGGATTTCAAGGGAATAGTCTAGTGGTGATTTGGGTAGCATTCTAGGCATTCTATTTTGTTTTTGTAGTCATGACA